CTTGTTAGTTCGCATTTAACTCAAACCCACCCTCAACGACAGCAAAAGGTGATGCAGTCTCACCAGACACAGGGACTATAGATGTTATAGCCGCCTTTGTATCTTCGTGTACTACCATTTCAGCCACCTTTAATCCTGTCTTTGTATCTACAGGGCGTACAGGTTTGAAGTAAAGTTTAGGTACAACACTGTCTTTATCGAAATAGATATTCGTAACGACAGCAATAACTGATGTAGCATGTGCGGCTAAATGTCGAGCATACTCTTGCATGCCCATATTACCGTTAACCACCCTACCAAAAATTGTACTGGCAGGGATCTGCAACTGATACACCTCATCGAGGTTTCCCTCAAATACAACAGCCAGTCGTTGTTGAAACCGACAAGCCCGACCACCATTCTCACCAGAACCACGTACGTTCTGTGTACAGTCCATACACCTACCTGATTGCACGTTATCCTGTGATACATTGCGTGATGGTCTTTGCGTATCATCAGACCAACAGACTGGTGCAGTAGACTTGTTAGGGTCAAACTGATTACCAAAGTATGATCTTGATACAGGCGCGGCATTTATGATGATTACATCTACACTATCATGGGGTAAGACTTCATGCTCACCATCATTCATTAATGTAAACTGACCACCACGTATGCTCAACCTTCTCACTAGAAGTCCTCGTCTGCTGCAAAATCCATTTCGGTAAGTTGTGCTTTAAGTTCTTCACTCTTACCTGTTAATGAATAGTCATCTAGCTTTTGACGGGGAGTTCTAGTGTCTTCCTTTACCTCTTCGCTTTTAGATTGGGCGGTGTTGTTTCGGAAAAACTTCTCCAATCCATCTAAGTCGTAACGGTACTGCCCACCAATCTTTAGATAAAGATGAGTAGGTACAATCCCTCTACGCCTCCACCCACGTATGCCGTGTACAGATATACTATACTTATCTGCCACTTCTTCTGCGGTTACATATTTATCCGCCATTACTTTCTCCTCACTGAAACAATATATTCAGAATCTACGTTAAGACCTTTTGGTACTTGGTCTGGGTTTTCTTCAAGGTATTGCTTCATATTAGATTGGTTGACGCGTTTATCTAGCAACTCTGGCACTTCATTCTCAAGTATAAACTCGTGCATCGAAGACCAATCACTTGTCCAGTAACGTGTTCTAGCCGATCTATAGAACAACCCTTCCGAAGTCCTTACACTATCAACGCCTTGTTCCTCACAGTAGTCCAGTAAAGCACGCTTTACCTTATCTAACTGATCGGATAACTCAGCATCTTTTTCTTTAAACTCTGCTGATAACTCACTACGCTTATCTTTTATCTTTAGGTAGACAGCAGTTAGTTTTTCAGCATTTGGTACATCACTCATTTTACGCTCCTTTGTTAAAGGGACATTGACCATAACGTAAAATAGTGGCTCAGTCAAGTATTTCTTTGTACAAGTCGATCATCTTCGTATGTACGTCTATTCTGTTGTCTAATAAGGTATAAACTCGACGCTCCGCAAACGACCCTTGTAGGTGTACGATGGTACACTTTTGATCTTGCCCTGACCTGTGTACCCTAGCATTCGCTTGCGCGTACGTTTCCAGTGAACTAGTGGGCGACCACCACACTACAGTGTTTGCCGCTGTAAGTGTTACACCATGTGCCGCAGACTGTGGTTGGATTACTAAAACTTTAGGGTCATCTTGTTCTTGAAAGCGTTTAAATATATCAGTACGTTTTGGTGCGCTTACATCACCACGTATGACCTCAGTGGTTATACCATCTTTCCTTAACTTATCAGTCAGTAAGTCTATGGTATGCTTGAAGGGTACAAACACTAATACTTTTTTACTAGACTCATCAATAACTTCTCTTAACACCTTATAACGTTTAGTTATATCAAACTCTAATGAATCACCAGTATCGGTATATACAGCACCAGATGATATTTGTAGTAGCTTGTTCATATTGACAGCCGCATTTGCCGCAGTTATTTGCTCACCTGCCGCTTGCATAATCATCTTACTCTTTAACTCTTTATAGTATTTCTTTTGTTGTGCAGTCATATCGACTTCACGTTTTACATACACCATAGGTGGTAGGTCTAAACATTCTTCTTTGGTATAACGTATAGCAGGTTGCAATACTTTATGTACGGTATCCGTAGCTGTTTCTTTTGGTATCCACTTAAAATTAGTTACCTTTTGCATCACTACATCTCGAAACGACCCAAAGAATCTAGGTACACCATTTGGGTTTACAAGTTTTGCTATACCATACGCATCAGTTGGACTTTGTGCCGCAGGTGTACCTGTCATCATCCAAAGCCACGTATCTTTGTTGACTAACTTGTTAAGGGTTTTCCATCGTTTGGTCTGTACGTTTTTATAGTGTGTAGCTTCATCTACAATAATTAAATCAAAGCCACCTTGTTGTACAGATTCTTGTACAATCTCCACACCATCATAATTTATTATTACGTAATCAGCGTCGCCCTCAATTATTTCTTTGCGTTTTTTAGCCGAGCCATACGCAACATCTACCTTTCGGTGCATAGCAAAGCTAAATAAGTCATTACGCCATGCAGATTCCATAATAGATAAAGGACATATAACTAGCACCCTATTTATCTTGCCTTGTTTTAGTAAATAGTCTGATGCCCAGATAGCACTGGCTGTCTTACCTGTACCTTGTTCGTTAAAACAAAATGATTTTTTATTTAGTGTAAAGAAACTTGCCGTAGCTTTTTGATGGTCATAGGGGTCGTACCTACCTGTCCACTCATACTTACCTTCAATAGGTGAAGGCGCATTGATGCCTATGTTACGTAATACTTGTACCTCATCTACTCCCCAGTTAACTAATACTTGGTGTTCTGATAACGTCTTACTCTTTGGTATACAACTCGTTACCCGCCCAGGGGAACGTAAGTTAAGCAATAACGCCTTATTATCTACAATCTTCAATTATTATTCTCCGTCAGTGAACCTCGTAAAACGGTGTCCGTTTACGATAAAATTAGCCCCGATGTCGCCACAGATGGGGCTAGGTCTGCTATGTGGGACTTTAATCAATACCCATAGCTAACTCGATTTTATGTAGCATACGTATAGTCAGGAGGACAAAACTGGCTACATCATTTAAAGACGCATCAAGCTAAGCGTCTACACACGACCAAGCAGAGTCATTTCTTTTTAGGCTTATGCCCATTCCTAGATCTGTTCTTACTAGGGCTTTCTAATTTGTAACCATCTTTATTACTGCCACCATTCTTTAACATCTTATTGTGGCTTATATCTTTCCCTTTACGTGCGGCTTTACCATGCTTCTTATCAAACGCACGCCTAGCACGTTGGCGTTCCATTCTTCTTTCAAAGGTTTCACTGCCAACAGGAGCATTAACTTGTTTTTTACGTTTCTTTCTCATCAGTGTCTACCATTATGCACGCATTCTGTAACAATGCAATGTCGTTTACATAACCCACTTTGGTGGGCATTCCATACATCATTAGTATACGCTATTTCCATACGTTTGTAGTCAGCTAACCACTTTTCCCACATCTTACCAGCGGAGCTTTCTTTGTAGGTATCTCGTATTAACTCGTTACACACAACAAACAAAAGCCCCCCTCTTACAGTCTCAACCTCGGGGAAGTGTTTAAATACACACAGTGCCATTAGTTCTAACTGACCCTTGTCTGCATATCTAGTATTCTTACCTGTCTTGTAGTCAATTACCCAAGCCAGTTTGTTTTCTCTATCGACTATAACTAAATCAGCTATACCACGATACCAACAATCATCATCAAAGAACCCACACGGTTCTAGGTCTGCCGTCAACCCCATTTCCAATTCGCAGATTTTTTCCCCCTGTTTAGCACACAGTGCATCTATTGGGGCTTTTATGTACATGTATTCTGGGGGTAACGGTTTCCCATCTCTTACATACTCTTCAGCGGCTAAATGCACCGCAGTCCCATACAACATAGCCTCAGTCTCAGGCTCTTTGTAATCCTTTGCTACCTTTAGATGATAAAACTTTTTAGGGCATTGTTCAAAGGATTTTATTTTACTAAAAGACCACGGTGCAATACTCATTACACGCTACCGAGAGTAGCCAATACAGCAACAAGACCAATACCGAACACTAACAACTCAGCGTAAGTAAAGGATCGGGTTTGTTTCAACCACGCCATAACTTCCATACGAGTTTCTTGAATCTCTTCTTGAACCTCGTCAATAGCCTTGTCTGCCGCTTCGTGTACTTCTTTGATTGCTTCTTCTATTTTATCTTTAGGCATTATTCACAGTCTCCATAAGATTTACCAATGCCAGACTCACACGTTATAGGCATACCCTCTGCCCATGAAGGTGTCGTACTCATACACTCTTCTATGTATTGTCTAGCTTCGTCTAACTCATCATCAGGTACACAGCATACCACGGAATCATGCACAGTAAGCGCAGGTTTATACCGCTTGGCAATAGCTAACATCTGTTCACCCATGATGCACCTAGCGATAGCTTGGCACACGTTCTCTGTAACCTTACCACCGTAGATTCTTGTGCGACCTCGTCGTGTCTTATAATTAAATTCTACACCACGCTCGCCTTGTTCATACTGTAAGTCATCGTAGCGCATAACTAGACCACTTGGCAACTCAATGCCATAACCTGTTGTGGTCTCTACACTTTTCACAATACCATTCGTACCGAAAGACATAACTCTACCACGAGACATTTCTGTTAACATGTTCTGACAGTTACGCCAGAATTGAGCTATCTTCCAATTTGAATCTCTGTATATAGATATAATCCTACGTGCCTCATCTACAGGTATAGTAGTACCAAAGGACTTCAACTGCTCAGCAAAGCGTACAGCACCCATACCATACCCTGCACCCAGTATCGTACTCTTACCTACAAACCTCTGTTCTTTGGTAACATCTTCTTCTTTGACGTTGTATATCTTAGATGCCATCTTTATATACACATCTTCCTTGTTAGCAAACGCCTCAACCAAATCATCTTGCCCTGCCACCCACGCAAGTACACGCGCCTCAATCTGTGACGAATCACAATCAACTACCGTGTAACCTACTGGCGCAATGATACTGGACTTCAACTTCTTACCATTGACACCACGACTGGGTAGATTCTGAATGTTTATCTTGTCATCACCACCCCACCTACCTGTATGTGCCGCGTAATATCTCACTGGGATAGGTAGTAATCCACGTTTAGCTATGCCTATAAACCTCTCAGTACGTGATTCTTCTAGCGTACTCTTAGTACCCAAACGTGCATTAACAAGTGCCTGTACACGTGGGTCTTCGTGTTCTAACAATGCTTTGAACGCTTCATCGTTCTTTGCGAATGCGTAGGTTTCTTTGCCTGTGGTTGGACTTATTTTCATGGTGGGTTCGACATTCATTGATACCAGTAGTTCGGCAAACTTAGGATTACTCATTAACTGTTCACGCGTCACACCAGTAGACGAAAGTAGTTCTTCCTTTATTTGTTTGGTGTTCTCTAAATGTTGTTGGAGCATACCTATATCAAGATCAAAGACAGGTTCGGTAAACATACGCAACGTCATATCAATGATACGTAGTTCCTGCTTAGGGAATCCTTTAGCCATACGCCTAAACAAGTTATACGTTAACTCTACATCGTTGACACAATAGTCACCATACTTGCTAAGTTGTTCTCGAGTAAAATCTTCTCGGTGCTTGCCTATTGCATCTAATACTTCCGTCCCTTTACGCCCGAGATTATAACGCTCAGTAAGTGCATGAAGAGATCCACCAACTTCGACACCGTGCAGTGCGCGAGCCATACAAAGAGTATCAGCAAGGACGCGAGGGCGCACATCAAAAATCCAAGATAGAATAGCACCATCGAACAAAGTGTTATGGCATAACAAAATACTGTTTGCCCAATCGAAACGATGCAAATATTCT